AGGATGTGAAAGAGGTTAGTCAAAGCTCTCAGGAGAAAAAGGATTAAACATGCAGACTAAACACATATTTACCTCTGATCAAAAGCTTAAATTCTTGGGTTATGGAGAATGGGTCGAAGAACCTGATGAAATATCTTTTAATCATAATGGATTGGAAATTCAGATAATTAGAGTTTTTGTGGAATATGGTCCAAAACATGTTTTCGGAGGACATTTATGCGGATATGTTCGTTTACCCAAAGAAATAAAAGAAATCGATACAGATCAAATTGATGTTCATGGTGGTATAACATATTCAAAAACTAGAGACGATGGTTTTTTTTGGATAGGTTTTGATTGTGGACATTCTTTTGATATAGTCCCTGCTACGCAACATTTACAATATACAGACCCAGATTTGATTAAACTTCGGCAAAAATATCAAGCAAATAGTCCAATCTTTGAACGTACATATCGAAATATTGAGTTTTGCATAAACGAATGCAAGTCAATGGCAGATCAAGTTATGAGTATGATTAAATGATTCACAATTGAAGGGGAAATGAATCTAGATGTACATCTACACATGTCCAAGATGTGGAAATAAATACAAAATTTTCTATCCAAACCAGGAAATATTCTGCACCTTTTGCAATTGCATTTTTAAACAAGGGGGGATTCTCATTAAATGATAATTGATTGCATTTCCGACCTCCATGGTGAATTCCCAGAATTGCCCGGAGGTGACTTGCTTATCGTGGCAGGGGATTTGACCAGCTCTGATGAATATATTCCATACACCGATGTTTTTGAATGGCTATGCGGCCAGGAATATAAAATGAAAATCGTGATTGCCGGAAATCATGATAACAAAATGCAAAACGATCTAGACTTTGATTTTCCCGAAGAAAATATCGTTCATCTTGAAGACTCTGGCATAGAATTTGAAGGACTAAAGATATGGGGCACCCCTTGGTCACTTCATTTCGATGGCGTCAATCCTCATTGCACCGCATTTATGGGAAATGAAGAAGATTTAGATAAGAAATATCAAATGATACCAAATGATACCGATATCTTAATCTCACACTCGCCAATGAAATACATGCTAGATCAAAGCATACGAAGTGGTGTCAATTGCGGAAGCTGGTCATTAAGAAAAGCTGTAGATAGAGTTAAGCCTAAGCTTTTCGTGTGCGGCCATATTCACGAACATGGTGGAAAAACTCTGCTATATAAACATGAAGGCAAAAACACCATATGTGTGAATGCTAGCCTCATGAATGAGAATTATGAATTTGTTTACGAACCAATGAGAGTGGTTTTATGAGTGGTGACTGCGATAAATGCGGCGAGCATTGTTTGGATTGTCTATGTTTAAAAAAGGAAATTTATTTTCTAATTCATGTTATTGAAGGACATCCTGAGTTGAATAGACTTGTAACTGGAGTATGGTCTTCGTACGAAGGAGCAAAAATAGCATTTGACCACTACAAAGAGACAAGACCTGACTTTTCATATGGAATTGCCAGCTATCCTGTTTATGAAAAGAATGAAGGACTTTTTTGAAATTGGATTTGCAAAATACTAATATCTTATGAGATCGGTTTTCACTTGGTATGAAGAATGAGTAATGAAGACAGAGAAGTATTATTTAAGAAGCTTATTGAAAAGAAGGCAACATGTTTAGAATTTGCATGGAATGGTTTTGTTCGCATGTACGAAGAAGGTGAAAAGAAATGTGAATGCAATTCATGTAAATTAATACTAGAACTAAAAGACGAAAAAAACCGAGTTTAGTTAAAGTGGACAAAGAATCATGAAATTCACCTGGGAACAAGTTGAAGAAGCCTTTATCGATGGCCGCATTACACTAGAACAACTCATCGAAGTGCTAATAGATAATTTTGGTGTTAAAAGAACACGCAAGATCATCAGAACCAATCTACGTCTAGCTATTGAGAAGGAAAAACTTTCCAAAAAGCAAGCCAGCGCACTTTCCTAGAATTTGACACCTTATCACTCAATGTTCATATTGCGAATAGAGGAGTTCAATATGGATATTGAGAATACTTCGAAAGATTCTATGTACGAAGAAATATTATTCTTAAGAAGAGAGATCTCAGATAGATGGCACAAAGAGAATCGCAAGAAAATAACGGTTGATTTGCATGCTAATGCGGCCAAAGCAGCTTTTGCATGCCTGCCTGTTAAGAATAGAAAAGGAAAGTCTAGCTTCGATATCTTATGGGATATCTACAAGCATATGGGGACGAAAAAGTTTACATTATAAAGTCTTTTTTGCTTTTCCAAAACTTCTTGCTATATGGTGAATGATATTTCTCAGAATTCTCTGGCGTAATCACCTTTATAGGTTGCACAAGTTTATGATAGATCTCTGTGGCTAACGATTTTTTTATTTTCAATTTAAACATCAGCAAGTTAACAGAAATGACGCCATATTTCTCTAGATACTCTTTGGCTTTGTCTTCGAAGTAACACATATCCTCCTCCTTTTTGGAGAAGGTAGTAATTCACTTTTCGTACCCAGGATTCTCTTTCCAAAATAATCGCGATCAAATATATCTTATTTAGACACAAACACAGAGGCTTATGACAATTGCTGTTTTCATTGTGATTACATTGATCATGTTACTTATATTGATGTGGCTTTGTGCTCTCATGGGAAGATATTTATCTTGAGGTGATTCATGGTTGCAGGGCGTCCGAGAACGCATAATAGAGAACAGATTGCTAAAGACATTATTGAGTGGGCGAGGAAGCCGGACAGTATCAATCTATGTAAGTTTTGTGCGTATTACGATCCACCCATTCACCCTTCAAAATTAGCAAACTGGTCTAAAGAGTGCGAAAAATTTCGTCAATCGTATGATATAGCTAAGCTGTTTTTAGGCTCTCGCCGCGAAGAATGGTTAAACCAAGATCTCTTACATGTAAAGGCTTACGACTTAAATGCGACAAACTATGATTATTTCTTGAAGGAAGAAAAGAGGTCCCAACAAGAATACGAAAACACTTTGGCTAAAGCTATCCATGAAGTCGCAACAGATGATCAAAAAAAGCAGCATAGCGAGCTAATCCAACAATTGAAAGATCTTCAAGCCGCACGTAAAACTGCTTCCAAAAGCAGCAATATAGACTGAAGATCGTATTGCGTTGGTGGCAGAACCATTGCATATGGCGGTAGATTCTCATAGGCTTTTATCATTTCTTTCACTGCCTCTAAAACCTCTTCACGAGTCAGATTCTTACTTTCTTCTTGCATTTAATCACCATTAGATTTTTCTTATAGCTTATGCCGAAAATCCTATCTGATAAGCAATTGGAATTTATCGAAAACGGAAATAGACGCTGGAACTTGGCTCATGGCCCGGTATCAAGCGGCAAAACTGTTGGATCGTTATTCCTCTTCATGCAACGCGTCTTTGAATGCCCAGATAGTCAAATCTACATGTTCGGGCATAGTTCCACAACGGTATATGAAAACTGTATTCGCTTGATATTGGAAACCCCGCAATTCTCTGTCTTTAAGCCATTTTGTACATGGTACCCGGGAAAAGGGGAGTTAAAATATCATGATAAGACAATCACTGTCATTGGCGCAAAAGATGAGGGCGCTATCGGAAGAATCCAAGGTAAGACAATATCCATTGCATATTGCGACGAGATGACTCTTTACCCGGAGAATATCATCGACATGATTGATACTCGTCTACGCCTACCGCATAGCATTGGAATTGCTTCCATGAACCCGAAACATCCCACCCATAAGCTAAAAAAATGGATAGACTTGGCAGAGGCTGGAAACCCTAGCTATTATGCATTGCAATTCATGATTCCGGATAATCCATTCTTGCCTGAGGATTATAAAAATCGCCTCAAGGATAGTTTGTCAGGTCTCTTTTACAAAAGAAACTATCTCGGCTTATGGTGTCTTGCGGAAGGTGCTATCTTTGATTTCTGGGATCGCGATATCTATGTCATCAAAGAGCCTCCTGAAGGTGCTCAATACTGGATCGCAGGTATTGACTACGGCATGGAAAATCCAACCGCATGCGTTTTGCTTGGCGTATCAACTGGTATTCATACACAACGTGGAAAACAAATGTGGGTTGAAGATGAGTACTTTTGGGATAGAAAGGTTAAAGGGAGACAGAAGCTGGTAGGTGAGCTAGCTGATGACATCGTTACCTTTCTTGAGCCATATGCTCTTAAAGCTCTCTACATTGATCCGAGTGCTGTTGCTCTAAAAGCAGAACTAAGCCGCCGCGGCGTGCATTGTACTGATGCAGATAATGATGTTCTTTCCGGAATTCACAAAATGACCTCAGAAGTAAGAGACGGAAAGTGTCTCATATTGAGCAAATGTGCAAACCTTTTGCGGGAAATTGAAGGATATTGCTGGGATCCGAAGGCAGCTGAAAGAGGGGACGATCGTCCCATAAAGACTAATGACCACTGCATTGATGCGCTACGATATGCACTGCATACGCATAAAGTTGCAAGCTACCAACCATACAAACAAAACCATAATCCTGACCAATATAGGCAGGGGAGATTTGATCAACCGGGGAGAAGATTTTGATCATTGATTTATAACGATCTAGTATTTAAAATTCATTATCCCAAGGAGGGATTATGGAAAAAGAAAGATCGGAATCAAATTGCTTGCCTCATAGAGAATTGGTAATAACAGAAAAATATGTGAAAAGTTTTTGGGATAAGGTCGATAAAAAAGGCGATGATGAATGTTGGAATTGGAAAGCATTCAAAAACAAACAAGGCTATGGGAAAATGGGTGTTGGAGCCGGTCACTGTGTAAATGCTCATAGGTTTTCATGGGTTCTTCATGTTGGAAAAATCCCTGAAGGATTGTTTGTTTGTCATAAATGCGATAACACATCATGCGTAAATCCTAAACATCTATTCATAGGAACGCGACAAGATAACATCAATGACATGGTTCTTAAGAAAAGAGCAAAGCATTTCGCAACGCAAGAATTTTATGGTGTACGATACGATGAACGATATGACGGTTCTAACAGAAAAGGGCGTTGGCGATCTTTTATTTGCAAAAATGAAAAAATAATATATATAAACACTCATACAAGTGCAATAGAAGCTGCCAGGAATTACGACAGGATTGCCTACATAGTTTTTGGAGAGAGAGAAAGACTGAATTTCCCTGAGGATTACGATATAGCCTCTTGGAATCAAGGAGGATAATATCAGTTTCTACTACCCCCCATGGAACAATGCATTAGAACCAAACCAAGGCAATGTGCGCCAATGGTTGGATAATCTTTATAGCAAGTTTCAGCCGATTGAACAATCGCGTTGGAACCAAAGCAATATCGACACCCTGTTTTATGCTGGCTCACAGACTTTTGTGAACAGATATTTCAACTTCAGCCCCACAACTAGCTATCAGCAATACTATTTCAATATCATTCAGCAGCCGATCAACATGGTGACAGGCTATGAAAGACAGCATCGCAAGAATTTTAGCTATGTTCCGAGTGAAGGCGCGGACCCGCAAACCACCGATCAATATACGAAGCTCATTACGCATGTTGCCAACGCCGGTTGCATTCATGAACAAAAGAGTAAAGCTAAAGAACTTGCCGCTGTTGCGGGATTATGCCTTGCACAACCCTATCTAGATTATACTGGAAATGATCCTGCACAAGGGGAATTGAAATTAAAAATCTGGGAATACAATAGCTTCCTAGTCGATCCATATTTTAGAAGTCCTGATATGAGCGATTGTCAGTTTGTGTGGTGTCAGGAATACATTAGCAAGAAAGAAGCTGAAAACAGATTCCCGGATAAGATTGAGCAGATTGCTCCAATGGCTGGAACTCCGCAGCGTTATGGTTCATTCTACTTCCTCCCGGAAAATTACAACATGGCTCGCAATGATCTGATGGTATTGAGCTATGTATGGTATCGATGGAAAAAGAAAAGAAAGAGGCTGTATAGCAAAATAAAGAATCAATTCTATGATATGGC